ACTAATTCACAAATAATCAAATAATAAATATGGCAGAGTCTGGCATTAAAAGTTATTTCCCAAGTCAAACAGTAAGCGATGCTGAAAAGCTTAGCTATGATTATGGTTTGAAAGTAGGTAAAGCAATCGAAACCGAATGGTTCAATAATGATAGAAGTATTAATAGATATAGATCTAATCAAAACAACTTTCACAATTTAAGATTGTATGCCAGAGGCGAACAATCCATACAAAAATACAAGGATGAATTATCTATAAACGGTGATTTGTCCTATTTAAATTTAGACTGGAAGCCTGTTCCAATTATATCTAAATTTGTTGATATAGTAGTTAATGGTATCGCTGAAAGAACTTATGATATAAAAGCATTTTCTCAAGATCCATTTGGAGTAGCTAAAAGAACTGAATACATGGAATCTATATTAACAGATATGGAGACGCAAGATTTTAATGATTTCGCTATGGAAGCTTTTAATTTAAATCTTTATAACAATGATAAAGATTCACTACCAGAAACAAAAGAAGAATTAGAACTTCATATGCAATTAAACTATAAGCAAGCTGTTGAAATTGCTGAGGAGCAAGCTTTAAGTGTATTGATGCAGGGCAATAATTACGAATTAATAAATAAAAGATTTTATTATGATTTAACCGTTCTTGGTATAGGCGCTGTTAAAACAGGTTTTAATACCTCAGAAGGTGCTGTTATAGATTATGTTGATCCTGCTAATTTAGTGTATTCATATACAGACTCTCCATATTTCGATGATATATATTATGTTGGAGAAGTAAAAACAATTCCTGTAAATGAACTAGCTAAACAATTTCCTCATTTAACCGAAAGTGATCTTGAAGATATAATGAAAAATAAATCTACTAATAGATCTAATTATAATTCAGTTCATACTTACGAAAAAGAAGATAATAACACTATTCAAGTTTTATATTTTAATTATAAAACTTATATGAACGAGGTTTATAAAGTAAAAGAAACTGCTACCGGTGCTGATAAAATTATACCTAAAGATGATAAGTTTAATCCACCGTCAGACAAAGAAGGTGGATATTCTAGAATATTAAGATCTATAGAATGCCTATATGATGGCGCTATGATATTAGGTACTGATAGATTACTTAAATGGGAAATGGCTCGAAACATGATGCGTCCAAAAAGTGATTATACTAAAGTTAAAATGAATTATGCTATTGTTGCTCCTAGAATGTATAATGGTAAAATTGATTCATTAGTACAACGTATAACAGGTTTTGCTGATATGATTCAATTGACTCATCTAAAACTACAACAAGTAATGTCTAGAATGGTTCCAGATGGTGTTTACTTAGACGCTGATGGGTTAGCTGAGATTGATCTTGGTAATGGAACAAACTACAATCCACAAGAAGCATTAAATATGTTCTTCCAAACGGGTAGTGTTATAGGTAGATCATTTACTCAAGATGGAGATATGAATCCTGGTAAAATTCCAATACAAGAAATTACATCTGGATCTGGTGGTAATAAAATCCAAGCTCTTATAGGTAATTATAATTATTATTTACAAATGATAAGAGATGTAACCGGACTTAATGAAGCGAGAGATGGTAGTATGCCAGATGCAAATGCTTTAGTAGGTGTTCAAAAATTAGCCGCTGCTAATTCAAACACGGCAACAAGACATATATTACAAGCTGGTCTATATCTAACAGCGGAAACAGCAGAGTGTTTATCTCTTAGAATATCTGATATTATAGAATATTCTCCGACTAAAGATGCTTTCATACAATCTATAGGTGCTCATAATGTAGCGACTTTAGAAGAGATGTCAAATCTACATCTTTATGATTTTGGTATATTTTTAGAATTACAACCAGATGAAGAGGAAAAAGCAATGCTTGAAAATAATATTCAAATGGCGTTACAACAACAATTGATAGAACTTACCGATGCTATCGATCTTAGAAATATTAAAAGTATAAAGTTAGCAAATCAAATGCTAAAATTAAGACGTAAAAAGAAACTTGATAAAGATCAAGAGATACAAGAGCGTAATATGCAAATGCAATCTCAGTTAAACCAACAAGCGGCCCAAGCAGCGGCTCAAACAGAAATTCAAAAAGAACAAGCCTTAGCACAGGGTAAAGCTCAATTTGAACAGATGAAAGCTGAGATTGATGCTCAAAAAATGAAACAAGAGACCGAGCTTAAAAAAGAATTAATGGCATTGGAATTCCAATATAACATGCAACTTAAAGGAATTGAAGTCGATGGAGTTAAAGAAAGAGAAGCACAAAAAGAAGATCGTAAAGATGAGAGAACAAAAATTCAAGCTACACAACAGTCAGAAATGATTGATCAAAGAAATAATCAAAAACCACCTAAAAACTTTGAGTCCGCAGGTAATGATACTTTAGGCGGAGGATTTAATTTAGGTGCGTTTGAACCTAGTTAAATAAAATTAAATGAAATACAACTTAGCACAACCTTTTTTTATTAAAGGCGGGGCTATTAAAATGGATGCTATTAATAAGTGGGGAAACAAATCTTATTTAAAAAATAGATTTCAAAACTCAACAATAAAAGCAATGCAGTTTGATAGCGAAGAAAATATGGAAACCTGTATTACTTCTAAAAAAGAAATAAAATTTAATGATTATATAGAAAAATTAAACAAAGGGCAGTATTTAGTTGAAAGTATTAAAAATATTAATGTTCATCCTGATATTTATAAAGATTTATATAATTCCGTTTTAAACGGACCTATTCAAGAAAATCCTAAAAATATGAAAATATTTATAGGTAAAGATACTAAAACAGGTTGTCATATACACGGTACAGAAGATTGGGTGTTACATCAAATTATAGGTAAAAAAATAGTGTATTTATTGCCCTATGAAGAACTAGAGATAAATTCATTATTTGATTTTAAAAGATTTAACTTTAGTAAAAGTAATTTTTTTAAATTAGATAAATCAAAATACAACATAACTAGATTAGAACTAAATCCAGGTGACGTACTTTATATACCGCCTTGGATTTGGCACGCCACAGAAAACATCGGTTATAGTATTGCTGTCACGAAGATTTTTGATAGAGATATTGATTATTTAAAATTAAAAAAATTTAAAAAAATTAAACACAGAGTTTATATAAGTAAATTTATAGAAGCTATACAAAAATTAACAAAGAAAATCACGTTTAACTAATTATTATTATATTATATTATGGAAGAAAATAAAAAAGAAGGACCAGTAGTAGATAACAACACTGGTTCATTAAAAGTAAAGAAAAAAGCTGAAAAACAACCAAGCGGTAATGAAACTAAAGGAAATGTTACTAAGGTCAAAGAGAGAATGAAGAGAAAACCCAAAGATTTAAGTGAGCCAACTGTAACAAAAGTTGATTTAAATAAACCAATAGAAGAAAATGAGCAACCAGTTGATAGCACAAAAACCGAAGAGGTTCAAGAAAAAGTTGTTGAAGAAACGACTAATAAAGAAGAGGTTGTTGAAGAAGTTACAGAGGAAAATACTGAAACACCTATTTTAGAAGAAATTACTAAAGAAACTGAAGAAGAGGTTGCCAAAGAAACTAAAGAAAAAGCTGAAGAAATAGCAACTCAAGCAGAGGAAGCTATTAAAGATAATTTAGAAACAGGTAAACCATTGCCAGAAAATATTGAAAAGTTGATGAACTTTATGGAAGAAACTGGTGGTGATTTAAATGACTACGTTAAACTTAATCAAGATTATAGTGAATTAGACAATCAAGATTTACTACATGAGTATTATAAACAAACAAAACCTCATTTAAACAATGAAGAAATTAACTTCCTTATGGAAGATCAATTTTCTTTCGACGAAGAAGTAGATGACGAGAAAGAAATAAGAAGAAAAAAATTAGCGTTAAAAGAGCAAGTTGCCAACGCTAAAAGCCACTTAGACGGGCAAAAGTCTAAATACTATAATGAGATCAAAGCTGGATCGAAACTCACAACAGAGCAACAGAAAGCTGTAGATTTCTTTAATAGATACAATAAAGAATCAGAAGAGATCAATAAATCTGAAAAATCAAGTCGGAATAATTTTATCAATAAAACTAATAAAGTTTTTAATGATAAGTTCAAAGGTTTTGAATACAACGTCGGTGATAAAAATTATAGATTTAATGTGAAAGATGTTGATCAAGTTAAAAGTGACCAAAGTGATATTAGTAAATTCATGTCAAAGTTTGTCGATGAAAAATCGGGATTAATAGATCCCCAAGGCTATCACAAGTCTCTTTATACAGCTATGAATGCTGATGCTATTGCGAAACACTTTTATGAACAAGGAAAAACTGATGCTATGAAAGATAGCGTTGCTAAAGCTAAAAATGTTAATATGAATCCAAGGCAAAGTCATGGAGAAATTGAAGCAGGTGGCCTGAAGTTCAAAGTGTTAGGTAACGATTCTTCTGATTTCAAATTTAAAATTAAAAACAAAAACAAATAACAATTTAAAAATAAATAAATTATGGCAATTACTGCAGGTACTAATTTGAACGCTGTTGCTGCTCCACAAACAATAGCACTAGCATCAAATTATATCGATTTTACGTCCACAGCTACGGCTGGTTGGGCACAACAATATTTACCAGATCTTATGGAAAAAGAAGCGGAGGTATTTGGTCCTAGGACTATATCTGGATTTCTTTCACAAGTAGGAGCTGAAGAATCTATGACTTCAGACCAAGTTGTTTGGTCGGAACAAGGTAGATTACACTTATCATATACGGGTACTGTAAACACTGGAACATCAGTTGTTACAATCTTAGCTGATATTGATGGAAACGTCGACGCTGATGGATTTGATCCAACAGATCACGGTATTAGACTTAATGATCAAGTACTAGTTTCTATTGA